CTGATTTCTTCTCTTCAGGACAAATGAATGCTGAGGATTTCCTTCCTCATTCTTTCGAGTTTCTCGGCATCCGCCTTTTCCCGATAGCTATCCAGCTCTTGGGCGAAACGTGCACTCACTTCCGTATTGCTATATGCAGGGAATGTGACAACTGAAACGTCATATAATTTGTCAACGTTCCTGATAACAGCCTTCACTTTCGTATCATTGTCATCCCATATTTCTTCACGTCCGTCTTTCCCACAAGTGAACATGAAAGAGCACTGGTCGTAGTCCCCATGTTTTATTTTTTTGTAGCATTCCATAGCTCTTTCATCGTCTTTCCACATACGTGCGTTGAAATAAACTCCATCCGGCTTAACTGAAAGAGAAAGGTTTCCTTTCCTTGTTCTTGAAAATGGATAGTTTGTATCATGGTTTAAATCAAAAACCACATCGCTCATATCAGTTTTGGAGAAAGCTTCGGGAAGGATGGTTTCCCTTAGCTCAAATCCAGTGTCTGGATCTTTGTAAAGAACTGTCTCATCATTAAATGAAACTGCCTTTCCTTCCACTTCCACATAATCTTTGCTCTCATTCTCTGTCTGCTTTCCATCAGCATTTCCGCTGACGATATCACGAGCATGAATTGTGAAGAACCTAATTTCTTTTCCGTCTGTTTTCATATTATTTGTCTCCCTCTTTTGCCTGCTTATTGTTTTCCGAATCGGAATGTTCGGTTTCTTGCTCTGAATTGGAACCATTTGACGTAAAGTTGAGGGAATGCACCAATTTGTCTCCGCCTTCTATTGCTTCAGCCCCAACAAGCTTTCTTAACTCGTTAGGTGTGTAATAGCCGCTGTCTTTCAGCATCGTGGCTATCTTGTATCTAGTATCTAAAGAGGATTTCATTAGGGGTTCTGGATTGCAGCTGATTGCATTTCCAAATCCAATTTCCTTTTTGGTAAAGAACTTATAAGTAGCCTCTTCAGTGAAGGATTTGACGAATGGCATAATGTCGTACTGCATCATGTAATGATGCTGAGTATCTGTGGAATTCGACTGAAGCATTGCTTTGGTTAAGCCAAAATATGAGTAGACTTCGCTGGACATATCGTCCATTTCCGGCTGTTTAGCGTATGTTGCCTGAGAAGTTACCGGAGTGACTGTTTCGCCATGAGTAAGGACTATCAGTCCATTGGTGTCTTGATTGATTTGCTTTTCAAAGTCTTCCCTTACTTTTTCACCATCCTTCATCACTGAAGGCCAATTCACAATGTATCGGATCAAATGCGACTGAATAATTGCATTTTCCAGTCCTGTGTAGTTGCCGTTGATTACCTTCACAACCTGGTCAAGACTTTTATCATTGGCAAAAAGCGGATTGTCAGTCGTAGGTTTTCGCACCATGATCAGCAGGTCGTTTGCGTTAAGAGTTATTTTGTTTCCTTCTTGGTCATAAAAAATTACAAATAACTCTTTCCCTTGGTGGGATATATTTACCGTTGATGTATCTATTGGAAACAGAGAGACTGGCTTCAGGTTTTCGTCATAAACAATCTGAACCATTGCAATCCCTTCGCCGAAATATGCAGAAGCAATCGTATAAAGAAATTCAGATGGAGTCTGAATTGTATTTGGTCTTACGGATAACAGTCGGTTTATTGAAGTCATCGATTCATCAAATTCACCCTTATAGGAAGCAAAGCATTCAATCATGGAAAACTGTTTTGCAAGAAAATTTCGGCAGGAGCAATATTGCGAATTTAATTCGACATTAGATTCATCAAAAAAACTCGGCTTTGTTGTAACAATGCCGATATAATTGACTGAATTTGAACTATTTGTGCCTTTTCCGCCAAATAGTAGCCTTAATTTAGAGAATAGCCCCATTAAAGTTATCTATTTCTCCTCTATGTATTGCAACTTATTGTTGCAAAAAATATATAACATGTCAAGAAGAACGCTGAAACCATCAATTTTATTTCCTCTTTTCAGATCCTTATGGACTGGAAGAGGATTATCATTTCTGTCTTTCTGCATTTCTACGTTTGAAAGCATCCATTTCAGGACTGGATTGTTTAGGAAATTAAGCTTGTTTTCTTTCGTCATAGACCAGAAAGTCTGAATCGGCACAAGAAGTGACGGGTTTCCCTGAGCAACTGGAACCTGACATTCCTTTTCAGAGAATCCCATCTGATTAAGCTCATCCACTAAGTATCTTGCAGACCATCTATCATATCCGATCTGCTTTATATAATATCCATGCTTGTCCACTTGGTCATAGAACCATTGTGAGACATCATGGTAATTAATTGCAGATGAACCGCTTATTTTTACAAGCCCTCTCTCAATCCAAGAATCCCAAGGGACTCGGCTTGCCTTGCACTCAGGAGATAGAAGGAACTGTTTGGTTATCCAGAACATCTCTTTTACGACTAGAACGCCTGTGTCTGGATCAATCATCATAATGCCAGCGCAGGTACAGTCTCCTGCCTTTGACAAATCATATCCGCCAATGACTGTAGTGTTATCAAATTTAGAAATAATGTCATTTTCTGTATAGATATCAGGCTGATTGATCTGAGAAGCATCCAGCCACTGGTTTTCCGAAACACCGATAATGTTGAAATCCTTGGTCATAACCGTGTTGCGTGAATTAAGATCCACCTTTGAACGTGCAACTTCGTTTCTAAGGTAATCAAGCCTTTTGATAACACCCAGGGTAGGATTGGCCTTATACCAGCATTCCTCGTCATTCTGCCAATCATCTCCTTCGTCAACTTCGTAGATAACTGGCATAACAGTCACGCATTGGATTGTCCCATCCAAAATTTGTTTTGAATATTCGTATTCATCATCATAAAGGCCTTGGCGAATGAATCCAGCTGTAGTAATCATGTCTATCATAGGCACCGGATCATCACGTGCAGAAGTGGCTTGGTTGAGAATGTCGTAAACATCTCGTGGAAGAGCATGAACCTCATCAATGATTGCATGTGAAACGTTTAGACCGTCTTTGGTATTTGTGCCTTTAGACAGTACCTTGTACGTCCCAGAATTAGATTGCCCAGTGCCATTTGATTTGAAATAAATCTCAGCTTGTGGGTTGACTCTGTGAGAAAGCAATGCATTGAGAGCAGGGGATTTATAAATCATTTGGAGACTCTCATTCCACACGTTTCTGGCCTGGCTGTAAACTGATGCTGCAACATATACTTCCGCCCCATTAGTTATAAGAAGTGAAAAATTCGCATCTGCTGCATCATAGGTAGACTTCCCATTCTTTCTTGCAACTACTAGAAAAGTTTCAGTAAATCTCCTTTTACCAGTTGATCTCCACTTTATTCCATATTTGGCTTCCGAAAAAGCCATCTGATACGGTGCCAATACAAGAGGAAGATCTTTGAACCTATCCTTGCTTTGCCTTATGAAACCGCAGAACATCTTCTTTGACAAATTCTGCATCTTCTCATAATTGTTTCTACCTGTCACAGTCTTCAGAAGATTGTCTAAATCTTCCTTATCCTTTATTTTTCCTTGGCAGAATTCGATGAATTTCTTTCCTGGCTTTTCATCAAAATAAAAGTCCTTATTTTTTCCTTCAACTATTGGCTTGATCATCCCAATATAGAATTGTTTGAGTTTCTTGCACGTTCTTCCAGGGTTTTCCTCAATGTATTCAATATATTTCCATAAAGCAGACTGTTTATAATCTAGCTCTCCTGCCATTGTTTAATGCTCTCCAAAGCCTCTTCTTCTTTCGACTTTCCACCAACATTCTTAGTAATGTTTGCTTTTACTCTCCCATTGGGCGAGAGCAGAAGATCAGAAGAAAGCCCACGCATAATATCCGTTTCCTTCTCCATAATTTTCAGGCATTTGTCAATCCAGTATTGTATTCCCTGATCATCATTCACTATTTCAGATTTAAGCATATTCTGCCATGTGCTGTATGCTTTGACATATCGGCTTTTGCTTTCACAAAAAAGCCTAAGCAATGAAATGTCTAGATTACAGATTATCTTTGAACCGTATGAAGCATATGATTCCATAAGCAAGTTCCATTGTTTCTTTGCATCTGAATCACTTTTTAAATCTTCAGGGCAAGGCAATGTGTAGTCGCTCTTGATATAGTCTTCAGTTCTTTGAATAGACTTCTCAGCTATTTTTGCCTCGGCTGAATCCGAAAGACCGTACAGGCTTTGAGAGAGTCTCTTCTTGTCAGGCTTTGAATCGCCAAGAGCCTGCGGATCATATGATGCTCTCTTTCGCCCTGAGCCTTTTCTGCTTCCACCCCATTTTTCATATGTGGCATGCTTTTTTGTATATTTTCTCTTGTCTTTTGTTGCAACATCCGCAACCTTTGGTTGAAGCTCATCTTTTATTAAGAAATCATCCTTACTGGGTGCTTCACTGCTTTCTTTCATTCACTTTCTCCTATTTTTTCTTTTTGTCGGCAATCACCACATTGCCGTTATTATCAAATAAACAAACTGTTGGCTTGTTCTTCATTCCGTGGTCTATGTCTCCATGGACTACATTGTGGCATTTCACGCATAGAAGCTGAAGATTACTGAAGCTAAGCGAAACATTAGGATCATCTACGTTTGAATCATCAAGCTCTATGATGTGATGGACTAAATAGCCACGTTTCCCACATATGTCGCATATTCCGTGTTTATAGGCTATAAAAGCCTCCCTGCACCGCTTCCATTTTGCCGAATGGTAGAACTTTTCCAGCTTTTCACCATATTTTGACGGCAATTTCTGTTCCTCCGGAACTAATGCCAAAGGTTGAAGGCATCCATGGATAGAACCATCTAACTCCTTCAGGGCAGGACTGTCCAAAAACTGCAAACCATACCATACCTGCTATATAAGCAACGGCAACTATGAACACAAGAAGCAGAAAAAGACTCCCGATTTTCTTCATAGTTTCTCCTTTGCGTACTTTTTTCAGCCGAAGACACTAATGTGCATCTTCGGTCGAGTGTGAAGCAGGGAAGGAAGCAGCACCTTCTCTGCACCTTATTGTTCTAAAAAATTGCAGACTTGTCAACAAGAAAATTGCCAAACTATATTTTTGTGATCCTTGACATATGGGTTAGACGCCAGTCATGATTGAGATTCCTTGATATCACAATGATATACTCTCCACTCATTTCAACCACACGTCCGAATGTTGCCTCATCTATGTCAAGAAGCTCATTGATCGTATATTGGGCAGTTATAATCGTCTTCAGGCTGTTGTTGTATCTGTAGTTTATAATTTCTGAAGCATATTTCAGGTCTGCGTCAGTATATCCTTGCTTGAAAATATCATCAATGTAAAGGACTTCGGCATTCTTCACTCTCTCCATGTCATAAGTGGCCTGCTCTGCATTTCCAGACATGATATCTCTCTTCAGTTTGCTTACGAAATCAGCCCATATCACAAAGACAACTTTTTTCTTTGCCTTGTCCATGAGCGAATTGGCAATGATGGAACACATTAATGTCTTCCCACTCCCTTGCTGCCCAAGAACGGCAAACCAGCTTGGCTTTTCAGCCTCGGAGCAATATTTTTTCATTACGTCAGTGCATTTGCGTTGCCAGGGTTCTTCAATATTGAAATCCTTGAAATTCTTGAAAGCATATTCGCCCATTCCGCTCTTCTTTGCCCTGCTGATAAAACGCCTTTTCTCCATGCAAGAGCATTCCTTGACACATATTTCGTCATTGCCTTTCAAAAAATAAATGACACCTTTGTTATGGCAGATTTTGCATTCTACTCCATCGATTAGATTAAGATTGCCACTTTGGCTGTTTGAAAAATCGATTTGCTCTAACGCTCTATTGTGAGGATTAGGCAAAACTGTTTCTTCCGAATGTTCAAACAAATCACCTATTTTGACTTCCATTTTTGAAGCCTCCTTTATTTGTTGTAACGAATATTCCATTTATTCGAATCACTGGCTGATGGTTCAATCTGCTGTTTTCCGTTCCTGATCGGATAAATATCTGTCCAGTTGTTCACAATGGACTGCTCTACGATGCTGACCTGAGTATTTTCATCATCGGAGAGCTTATTCAACTTTTGGCAAATGAGCTTCATAGCAAATTGAGTTGGTCTTGCCTTTTTGGCATTGCATCGCATCTCAATAAACTCGAAAAGAGCCTTTTTGACAGTTTGGCTGAAATGATAGTTTTTGTCTTCCACAATCTCTTCCAAAGATTTGATGCTCACCGAATTATTTGCAACAATTTTATTCCTTCTATGGTTTTCCCTTGCATCCTTTTCCTTATTTGTTGTAGTATTTGTATCCTTATTCGTATCCGTATTCTTATCCGTATTAGTATTAGAATATGTATCTTTAGAATATACTCGACAAAAATTTTTTTCAGGTAGTGGCGTATCGCCACTAGCAGATGGCACAGGTAGTGGCGTATCGCCACTAGTAAAGGCTTTAGGTAGTGGCGTATCGCCACTAGCAGATGGTTTGCCTAGTGGCGTTACGCCACTAGGCATTGATGTTACAAAAAGATCATAACTGTTACATTTATCCATTTTGGATTTAACAATATATTTATTTAAAATTAGCCAACTAATGTTTCTGAACACAGTCACTCTGTCTATGTTCAAAATATCGGAAATTTTATTTGCACTATATGAAAAGGAGGCATTCTTTTTTGAGCAAGAATAAATCATAGCGTATATGAGCAACGCATATGGTCTACTCATTAGCTTTGAATCCTTTCTCATAAAGCTGAGAACTGGAATGTCAAAATCTTCTTGGTTTTCCATGAGTACCTCTTTTCCCTTAAAATAAAAAGCACTTACCTAAAGAGTGTCTAGTCTCCCTCGATAAGTGCTTTTGCTGGCAATGCCAGTTTTGAGCCAATGCCCTAGACAAAGCATTGCAAGCAGCAACTTTTAGTTGCAACTAAATTGTAGCAAATTGTTATAAAAAAGCAATAGAAACTTGATTAATCAAGAATTCCCAAAACAAATCAACTTTGCTTTTATTACGTTTGACTATATAGATATAGGTAATGGAAACCATTGGCAAAAAGTGCCATATAAATCGAAAAAAACCTTTGTGTGTGTAAAATAGAACTCTTGGGGGCGGTGTCAACGAGATCCCATTCCGGGGCCTCCCGTGCCGGGGGGTTAGGCATCTCAAACTTGATAAAAAGCTTTAATCAAGATTGCTACTTTTTTTACCAAAAACATATAGAATTATGGCGGTCTCAGATGAGATCAGAAAGGGCCGCCAATTGGCGGTTAAGGTGATTATTATGTTTTTTGAAAGTTTGCAAAATGACGATTATGTAGCCAACAATGTTGAAGTTGAGGGATTAGATGAGTTAGTGGATGTCTTAATTAATACCTATCATTGTAATGGTAGAATTGAGTTAAGAGTCGATGATCTTGATGTGATTCCATCATTGGATGAATTAAAGGAGGATTTGAAGGCCACTCTTAAAAGGATTGAGGATGAGATTTTTAATGCATTTGAAGAGCCATACTCAGCCGATGATATGATCAGATCAATAACCAATATTCAATTTAACGATATTTATTGGAATTGCAAAAAAGAGCTGATTATGACATTTGACGTCAAAGAAGATGAAGAGGTGGCCGATTAAGTCGGCTACCTTTTTAAAAAAAGAGGAAAAATAAAATGAAAACGATTAAAGTTAACGGCTATGATGACTTGATTAATATTGATTTAAATACCGCTATTGATTCTTCAATCTTGATCAGAAGAAAAGACAACATAACATTGGTTGTTGTTTATTGTCTTCCATATTATCACCTTACCGGTTTAGTTTATATTAATGGCCTTTTGGCTAATACATACCCTCAATATACGGGTTTTGATAATCTTAAAGCAGGAAAAACAATATTATCGCATTTTGAAAATGAAATCTTCACTAATGAGGAATTGGAAGCCCCTTTAAAGGACTACCAAGATTATAGAAGAAGAGAAGATTTTATTGATAATATAATTCCTAGTGGCTATGATCA